GTCACTTTGTTGGTGTAATATCTTGTCAATTTTCTGCAAATGCGTAGTATAATAGAATAGCATTATATTATTTATGGCAAGAGCAGTTGACCTTTTAAAGAACAAGTTTGGAGTTTCTCAGCTTTACAAGCATGATGTAATCAAAGACGAAGAAGTAATCTTTTCTGTTTATTGGCACCCACTAACTATTGCAGAAAGAGAGGCAATACAGAAAAAAACTGGAACTGATGATAACGCTGATTATGCTTTGCAAATGATGATTGAAAAAGCATTAGATAAAGAAGGTGCAAGACTTTTTCAAGATGGAGACAAAGCATCACTTAGAAGAGAAATCGAAGCATCAATCCTTGAACAAATACAATTAGCAATGTTACAAGCTGGTGCTGATAAGGAGGTAAAACAGGCTAAAGCCGACTTAAAAAGCGAATAAAGATTGGCATTTTTTATTTAGCCTTGCAAAACAACTTCATAAAACTGTAGCTGAATTATGTGAAACTTTAACTGTTGAAGAAATGGTTGCTTGGGCTGCTTTTGCAGAATTGGAAGATGAAGAATATAAGAAACAACAAGAACTTGCACAAAGAAATAGTGCTTTAAAAGGTAGAAAGAGGTAATATATAAGAAATGTTTTTTGTTTTTATAGCAAGTGGCTGATTATAGCGTTGATATTGCGGTTGCTGTAAAAGGCTCTCAACAATTAAAAAAATTAAGAAGCGAGATAAGTAATACATCTAGAGAGCTTACCACTTTAAACAAACTTGCTAATAAACAAAGTAAAACTCTTCCAAATTCATTTTTAACTCTAAATAAAGTATTAAAACAGGCAAAACTTAATTTAGATAAAGCAGCGATAGGTACTGATCGTTATTACAAATCGGCAAGACAGTTAGTTCAAGTTGAAAGGCAATACAACCGAGAGTTATATCAGAGAAGAACTTTGATGAATAACCTTAGAGGGGGTAGTTTACTTGATGTGGTTCGTCAAAATACATCAGCAAGTCAAGCTGCAAGACAAGCATCAGGTTCAGGATTTAGAGATTTCAGCAGAAAGTTTCAACCTAATCCCGCTCCAGTAGATAAAGCAGCTTTAGCAATCGAGAAGTCAATAGCAAGACACGCAAAAAACACAGCAAAAAACACAGCAAAAACAGCCCAACTTTTAACTCAACAGAATACTTCATTTGCCTTTCAGAATATAGGCCCAGGAGGAGTTGGAGGAATTGGAGGTCGTTTAAATAAACTAGGTTTTGGAAAGAAAGCAGATCCTACAGGAATGTTTGCCATGAAAGGTGGTTTAGGAGGCAGGATAAAGGGAGGTATTGGAAGTGCCTTAATCGGTGGTGGCTTTCCATTACTATTTGGTGGCGGTGGTGCTTCTGCTGCTGCTGGTGGTGCTGCTGGTGGATTAGGTGGAGCTTTAGCTATGGGTGGAGGCTTTGCTGCTTCTATCGCTGCTACTGCTATTGTTGCTCAAGTTCAAGAAGTCAGAGCGTTTAGAAAAGCCGTTAGAAAACTTGATGAAGAGATGGAAGCAATGGGTGTTTCTTCTGATTTTTCTAGAAAAAGAATTAAAGAATTAGCCAAAGAATTAGGCATAACAAAAGAAGAGGCAATAGGATTGGTTGCTCAATTTAAAGATTTAGGAGAAGACATTGGAAACTTATTAATTGACTCATTTGGAGATAGAGAAATTGTAAATACTCTTGCTGGATTAAGAGATTCAGAATCAGTTTTAGAACAAATATTAACTTTAAGCAAAGATATTAGTTTTGAAACTAAAAATAATTTATTACAAACTTTAGCAACTGAAGGTCCATTGAAAGCTCAACTTGAATTACAAAAGGCCATTTTTAATAAAAAAAGAGAAGCATTTGCTAACAAACAAACAGATCTTTTTGATTTTGATGATGTATTTTATAAAAATAAACAAAAAAAAGGAGGTTACAGGCCTGAATTTGATACTCTTGCAGAAAGAATGGCTTATATATCAAAGAAAACAGAAGAGTTTGCAGAACAATTTACTGAGGCTAATAAAGAATCTTTTGCAGTAATAGAAAACATGATAAAAATAAACGAGCAAATGCAATTTTTATCTGAATTTAATGCTCCTGCTGATGAATTAAGAGAGCTAATGAACCCCATGAGACAAGTTTTAGATTTGAGTAATGCTATACGAACAGGATTTGAAGATTCTTTTAAAGGAATTATTAGAGGAACTATGAGTGTATCTGATGCGTTTAGGAATATGTTAAATCGAATCGCAGATCATTTTCTAGATACTGCTGCGAGATTAGCTGCTGCTCAAATTCAAAAATCATTCTTGGGTTTATTTAGTAATATGTTTTCGTTTGACACTCTTTCTAATGATGTATTTAAAGGTTTTAATTCAAAACCATTAGTAGAATTAGCTGAAGGTGGTCCAGCAAGATCAGGTAATTCTTATATAGTTGGAGAACGCGGTCCAGAATTATTTACCCCAGGAGTTTCTGGTACAGTTACACCAAATCATGCTCTTGGTGGTTCAACAAATATTGTGGTAAATGTAGATGCTTCTGGTTCTTCAGTTCAAGGCGATGAAGATAGCAGTAGAGAACTTGGCCGTCTTATATCAGTTGCAGTACAATCTGAATTAATACAACAGAAAAGGCCAGGAGGATTACTTGCATAATGGCTACGTTCCCCTCAATAAAACCTAAATATGGGCAACAGAAAAGATCCGCACCAAAGACTAGAACTGTTCGTTTTGCTGATGGGTATGAGCATAGACTTTTGTTTGGATTAGCACAACATCAAAATCCAAAAGTTTTTAATCTTACTTTTGAAGTTTCAGAAACAGATGCAGATACGATAGAAACCTTTTTAGATGCCCGTGCAAATGACTCAGACAGCTTTACTTTTACTCCTCCAGGAGAAAGTTCATCTTCTGAGTTTGTTTGCGAAGGGTGGAGTAAATCAATACCATATAACAATAGAGCTACTAT